ATGAGCGAGGCTAAGAAAACGGGCGCGGTGGCCGAAATCAAGTGTAGCCGGCAGTATTGGACTTACGGCGCCGATAATCCAAAGAGCATTAAGGCCGAGCGCAATATTGCGCAACTTGCTGAGTGGGACGATAGGCTAACGCCCGCAGCCCGCAAGGTGCTCGATTTCATGATTGATTGGGAACACGACGCGCGCGGCGACTCGCTTGCCTCGCTAAGGCATATCGTGGCGCACCTCCAAGCCCGCGCGCCGGAGGGCTGCGCGATAGCTAAGCGTACCGTCGAGAATGGCATTGCCTGCCTCCTCCATGCCGGCTGGATTGTCCGCACCTTCAAGGGCACGGGCCAAAAGAATGCCTCAAGGTACGTTGTCCCGGCTGACATCCTAGCCAATGCCGCGCTCGGCCACATGCCAACCGTCCCTGACGTAGCGGACGGTTTAACCGTCCCTGACGTAGGGGACAGTACTGTCCCTGACGTAGCGGACGGTTTGGCCTTAACCGTCCCTGACGTAGCGGACAAAGACACTACTACTAAGACGCGGCTACCAGACGCGGCTATGAGTAGTAGTAATGATTCTGACGGCGCGGCTACGCCGCCGCTTGCGGATGGCCTTGCGGCCACCGCCGCGGAAACGCCGCCAGGGTTTGAGAGTTTCTGGAATTCCTACGCTCACAAGCAGAAGCGCAAAGATGCGAAGGCGGCATGGGGTAAACTGGTTCCAGATGCAGAGCTAGCCGCCACAATCGTCTCCGAAGCCGGCCGGTGGGCTGCGCACTATGTTGAGCACAACGTTGAGCCGCGTTGGCGCGTGTTGCCGCATAACTGGCTGGCCGGTGAAAACTGGCTTCAGGATTTGCCAATCATCCATACCGACGCCAAGAGCGCAGCTATCAGCAAGACGCGCGGCAGTGGCAAGGCGAACGCGCCAACGAAAGCCAAGGCTGGCAAGCTGAGTAAGGCAACCCACGCTTTCGCGGAAGGCGAGACCCTCCTGACAATCATCAAGGCGGACGTTGTGAAGGGCGCAGCGTCGTCGACACTTGCAATCGTTGCAACTGACGAGACTGGCGTCGAATACAATCACACCACCTTCCTGGAGCACCACAACTCGGACACCCAAGAGGCGGGGCAGCGCGAGCTAGGAGACATCGTTCGCGCGGCCGGCCTGTCGGAGATCGAGGACTCAAAGGTGTTGCATGGACTCGAGATTGTCGCGGTGGTTGAAGGTGGCAAGCTGGAGTTCACTGCGCCGCTTGAGCGGAAGCCCAAGCCGGAGTCGCCAACCCGCACCTCTCGCCCGCTAACACCAGCCGAGCAACGCGCCTGCGATGAAGCATATGCGGCTTGGTGCGCCGAGCAGGACGCGGCATGAGCGGCTGGCCTTACACGACAGCAGCATGGCGGCGCTTACGTGCTGCCAAGCTGGCCGATAAGCCGGTGTGCGAGGTGTGCGAGATGCGTGGCCGCACGGTGTTGGCCAAGGCAGTGGACCACCGCGTTGCTATCGCGGCCGGTGGGCCAGCCTTTCCGCCGTTGTCGGGCCTGCGCAGCATGTGCGCATCCTGCCACAACTACAAAACCAACGTGGCAGACAGGCCGGACAGGCAGGCCAAGCTAGGCAGCGCCTTCAAGGGGTGCGCGGCAGATGGCAGCCCGATATCGCCTGACGATGACTGGTTCCAATAGGAACCGCAGCGGTGGCGCTGGGTGCGTTTAGCGCGCCCAAGCTACCCAACCACCAGCCAGCGATTAAACGCGCCAGCGAGCCGGAATCGCAAGATATGGGGCGTCGTGGTCACGGTGGCCCAATACCTAGGGGGCTTCGGAGGACTGGAAAGCCTCACCTATGTACCGGCGGCACCCAATCGCACGGACTTAGTTTTTGCTAACGACTCGCAACTAGACACAAATGGAACTTGAATAATGGGGCTCAGAGGGCCGGGTGCGAAACCCAAATCTAAAAAGGGTAAGGCCGCGGCAAAGCTCCGCAAGGTGCTGCCATGGGAGGTTGACGGGCTGTCACGGCTGGAGCGCGTGGTGGCGTTCTGTGAAGACATGCGAGTAACGCAAGGATCGCTGCGCGGCACTACCATGAAACTGCGGCAATGGCAGATTGATGAAATCCTTGCTCCGATTTACGCCGAGGACGCGCCCGGTATCAGGCCGGTGCGCACCGCGGTGGTTTCAATGGGCAGGAAGAACGGCAAAACTTTTCTGTCTGCTGCTTTGGCCGCGTGTCACTTGTGCGGATCGGAAGCGGAGGAGCGCGGCGAAATCTATTTTGCCGCTATCGACAAGCTGCAGGCTTCAAAGGCATGGGCCGAAGTGAAGGCGCTGCTTGAGGCGCATCCGGAGCTTAGCGAGCGCGTCAACATCATTAGGTTTTCAAAGGAGATTGAAGTTTTGGAGGGCGTCGGCAAGGGCTCGGTGCTAAAAGCCGTGTCTGCCGACGCGGATAGCAAGCTAGGAATGAGCCCGTCGTTCGTTCTCTGTGACGAGGCCGGTTACTGGCCGAAACGCGATTTGTTTGACGCATTCGATAGTGCGCTCGGCGCTCGCGACAATCCGCTGATTGTTCTTATTTCAACTCAAGCCAAGGATGACGCTCATTTCTTTTCAGAGATGCTGGACTACGGCACGCGGGTGAAGGCTGGCGAAATAGACGATCCTAGTTTCCACCTGTCGCTGTTTGCGGCCGGTGACAAGGACGATCCATGGAGTCCGGAAACGTGGGCAAAGGCCAATCCGGCGCTAGGCGACTTCAACAGCCTTGAGCAAATCGAGCGCATGGCCGCACAGGCGCAGCGCATTCCATCCAAGGAGGCCGACTTCCGCAATAAGGTGCTCAACCAGCGTGTCGACGGTACGGTGCGCTTTATCGCGGCCCGCGAGTGGAATGATTGTAACCTTGGGCCGATCGATGAGAAGGCGCTCGAAGGACGGCCCTGCTTTGGGGCCTTGGATTTATCCGCCGCAAGGGATCTCACGGCTTGGGTGCTTGCCTTTCCGATGGATGACGGCACGGTGCAGTTGCTACCCCGTTTTTTCCTGCCCGAATTCGACATTGCCGGGAAATCGGACTTGGATCGAGTCCCATACGATCTATGGGCGAAGCAAGCCGACGCACGCCTAACGCTGTTACCCGGCAAGGTTATCGATCCTGCACTTGTGGCCGAGGCAATGGCCGACGACGCGGCCCGGTTCGAGATTCAGGCAATCGCATTTGATCGCTGGCGCATCGAAGATTTGAAACGCGAGCTTGCGAAACTATCGATTCAGTTGCCGCTGGAGCCGTTCGGCCAAGGATACAAGGATATGAGTCCGGCCGTCGATAACCTTGAGGTGCTGGTGGCGCAGCGGCGGATTAATCACGCGGGAAATCCGATTATGCGGATGTGTGCGAGCAATGCCGTTGTCACCCGCGATCCGGCCGGTTCGCGCAAACTAGATAAGTCGAAGGCATCCGGCCGCATTGATGGTATCGTCGCGGCGGCTATGTCGCTCGCGATCGCCGCGCGTCATGAGCCGCAGACGTTGCCAGCGTGTTTGCTGGCGGCATAGTGAAGGGAAAAGGAAACAATGAAGACGAGACAAATATTTGAAACAAAAAAATTGTCGACTGCAAAGCCAGGTGAATTGATTATTATCACCGCGACGGGAAATTGGTACGCGATTGTACTTGCCGCCGACGCTCATAGCACCCTGCTCGCATATCTTCAGCCGGTGACGCCGAACGAGCGAGATGGCTATGCTTTTTATCAGGTCATCAAAGAAGACCCCCGGTGTTTGTCTTACGGGACGGACTGGTTGCTAGAGCCGACAATTGACGACGGCTTATTCCGCTCTCCAAACAACGTATGTTTTACCGGTGGTCTCTATTTGGACGGCAATAGCTACGTGGCCGAATTTTCGCTGCGAGATAAGGATTTCTCAAACAGACGCTTCTTTAATTTGACTGACGGGAAATTGGTTGAGGGCGTGAATAACAGTGCGCTGATTTTTGGTGGGTGGAAGATTTCTATCCCGTCTGCAGATGGAGAGAAGCCGACTCAATTGCTTGAGGTGAAGCCTTCTCAGATGCGCTAGGCTTTCCGCTCCCCACTAGGGCATATGGCCCTATCTTGCGCGTTTTCCCGGTTTGTGGATCAATAGGCGAGTCGCTGGGTGCTGGTACCACCACAGCGACTCTAACCACCAACCGCGAAAGGACCGCGATCAATGGCTAAGGCCAATAAACAGACCACAAAGATTCGCCGCAAGGGCGCTGCCAAGGTGAAACCCCTGCAGGACTTGCCGCCCTTCGAACCCAAATATCTGATGCGCGTCAACGCGGCCGACGTGTCGGGCGATATCTCGCACGGCGATTTGGTATTGCTGGCGCGAGATGATCTGCCGCAGGCTGGCGATTTAGTCTGTGTACACCCGAAACAAGGCTTCGGCAGCCCGGTTCTGGTGAACCTCGATACCGGCCTTTCGGAGATCGATTGGAAGCGGATGCCGTTCGAACTGAGCGCAGCGGATGGTTGCGTGTCTGTTGTGATGGGAACCGTATTCGGCAGCACAAGGCAGTTTGTCGCGCCGATGGACAAACTGCTTGCCGTCCATAAGTGCGAGGGCCGGTACGAACCGGCGCGGTCGGCGGCCTGATACTAACCCGCGGATTCCGCCCGCGTCGTAATTGGCGCGGGCTGTCTCTCTAAAGACACACCGAAGTTTCTTCTTAGCTCGACTGTGCCGTCGAGGGCGTTCCCGTTGACATATAAGTAGGGGGACGGCCTGACGCGCCATGGAGACTGTCCCTTGCCTGCCGTCTCAGCCGGTTACCTATAGGGGGCGTCTGCAGTTCGAGCCGCCATCGACGCCATGTGTACGGCAATCCGCCCGCCAATCCCTTAAGGTTATAGAGGGGACTGGAAGGTTGTGCCCCAACCGGGCTCGGGCATGCCGCCTAAAGCGAGTCGCCGTAGGGTACATTCTTGAGGGGAAATTTTTCCAACTCTCCGCTTTACGGTGAGCACCTTGGTTGCCTAGCTTTCATCAACAAGAGCGCGCAAAGCGCCAAAACTTGCCGCCCGACTGCGGCACTCTCTATCCCGGCTTAGGCCGCAACAACAAAAAAAACAGCCGCGCCGTAAAAGGCGCAATTACCCGGAATACCGGCTTTTCCATTGCCCCTTCGGAATTCCATCACCTGATTTGAATTGCTCGCCAGCCTTCGTGCTGCGCGGGCGTTTTGCGTTGGCTTCGCGCCAGCGTGTTACCGCCCGTCGCGACGGGCACCCGGCCGCAAGGCCATCCTAGGAGACTATTTCTACATGCCTAATATCAATTCGCTTCGTGAAACCCGCGCCAGCAAGATTACTGCCCTGCGCGCGCTCGGTGACACCCCTGACGCCACCAAATTCGATGCCCTCGAAACGGAAGTGCGCGCGCTGGATACGCAAATCAAGAATGCTGCCACGTTGGCGGAATTCGAACGCCAGGCCGATGCCGCACCTGACACTCGCCTTGATGCCGAGGTGCGCGAATTTTCGGTGGCGAAGGCTATCCGGGAATCCGTTGCCGGCGGTTTGACGGGCCGTGAGGCTGAAGTTTCGGCCGAGCTCGGTAAGGGGCGTGAAGTCAGAGGCATTATGGTGCCAACCGCGGCCATCTTTGGCGAGCAGCGGGCCATGACTGTCGGCACGGCTGCGAATGGTGGCAACACTGTCGCCACTAACCTGGGCGGGCTTATCGACAGGTTGCGGCCCGTCTTGGCGGTGCAGGGCTTGGGCGCAACCGTGATTTCCGGCCTTGTCGGCAATCTCGATTTGCCCCGCTTAACGTCAGGCCCGCAGGCATATTGGATTTCTGAGGACGCGGCGACGACTGCCTCAGATAGCCATTTCGACAAGGTGAGCCTGACTCCCCGCACCGTTTCGGGTGAAATGTATATGTCGCGCCGTCTTACTCTCCAGAGTGGCGTTGCGATTGAAAACCTTCTCCGAAACGATTTGGCGTTTGTGCTTGCGCAGGCGTTGGACTCGGCGGCGATTCAGGGCGGCGGTTCGAATGAGCCGGATGGCATTTTGGAAACCATCACGGCGAATGCTACCAGCGAAACCGAGTTGTCGGATATCGCTGCGGACCTTATCGCCGCGCTCGAAATCGACGACGTCTCCGGCAGCACGGGCTTCCTCACTTCGCCCAAGCTGTTGGCCACCGTGCGCAAGGTGAAGGACGATAACAACCGCATCATTCCCGTCTCGGATATTTTCCACGGCGAGAAGGTCGTTTCCTCGAACAACGTGCCGGACGACGCGGGTAGCCCGGCAAAAGAGCATCTGATTTATGGTGCTTGGAGCAACCTCGTAATTGGTTACTGGAGCGGCGTGGATATCCTCGCCAACCCGTACAGCGATGCGAGCAAGGGCGGCTTGCGACTGCACGCATTTTTGGATGCGGATATCGCTATCCGTCATCCGGAAGCCTTCTCCTACAAGGCCGTTTAATCTATGTCCGCGGTGACATTGGATGATGTGAAGGCACACATTCGCATCAGCCATTCCAGCGAGGACTCGTATCTTGAGTCGTTGCTGGACGCCGCGGAAGGTTACGTTGCATCGATTGGCGTGGTGGACGAGAGTCCACCACAGCCTGCAATCGGGCACGCAATTCTTCTGCTAGTTGGACATTGGTATCAAAACCGCGAATCCGCAGCCACCGAGCCACCGAAAGCAATCGCTTTTGGAGTGGACACGTTGCTTGCGCCGTATCGTGAGGTAAATCTCTAATGACAATCACAATCGAAGAGCGCGCCGCAATCGAGGTGCGCGCGGAAGGCCGCAAGCTGACGGGCTACGCCGCACTCTATAACACCGAGGCGCGCATCGCAGATTTTTCCGAAACGATTTCGCCCGGTGCGTTTGATACCAGTCTTGCCGAAAGCAGAGACATTCTCGCGCTTGTAGACCATGACAGGACTAAAGTGCTTGGCCGCACCAAAGCCGGTACGTTGCGACTTAGCAGCGACACGCGCGGCCTCAAGTTTGAAATCGACTTGCCCAACACGACGGTTGCTAACGACGTCTTAGCCAACGTGCGAAACATGGGCGGCTGTAGCTTCGGCTTCTCCGTCGATAAAGAGGACTGGCAAGGCGAGCGGCGCACGCTGCAATCGGTGACGCTGCACGAGGTTAGCGTTGTCAGCGCATGGCCTGCCTACGACGGAACGTCTGTATCGGCCCGCGCGAAACAAAACCGCACCGCTACGCAACGTCGCATCGCTCTCTTGGAAATGGAGGCTGGCAATGTGGCCGTTTAAGAAACAGGAAGAGCGCATTGCGTCGTCGGATCCCTTCCTCGGGGAATTCCTTGGCGCACGTTGGCAGGCCAGTGCTGATATCGAGAAGGCTTCCGGCCACAGTGTCGCTATGGCCTGCATCGCCGCTATCACCGGCAATTTGTCTGCGGTGCCGTTGAAACTGTATCGTCACACCGACGACGGCGGCCGCGAGCCCGCAACGGACCATCCATTGTATGGCGTCCTGCAGACGCAAGCCTCGCCAACGGTTACGGCGTTCGAGGCAAGGGAATGGCTGATTGCCAACGTTCTTATGTACGGGAATGCATTCGCCCGCATCGAGCGTAACGGCCGCGGGCAGGTTGTCGGCCTGCACCCGTTTGTCGCTGGCTCCGTGACGGTGGAATGTCTCGTTAATGGGCGGTTGCGATACAAACACGCGCAGCGCAATGGCGGCACAGAAGTCTTGCTCCAAGATGAAATGCTCCACCTGCGCTATCGCACCAGCGACGGCGTGCTTGGCATGAGCCCTATCCAGATTGCGGCTGCAACCTTCGGGCTTGCCTTGAGTCAGCAAGATACGGCAGGCGTTGCTGCACAGAATAGCTTTCTGCCCAAGGGCGCGCTTGTATTTCCTGAAAAGTTGGCCGCGGCTGGCAAGGGTGCGGGCAATGCTGATGACATCTTGGCGAAATTCAAAGCGAAGTTTGTCGGAGCAATGGCCACCGACTCCGTCATGATTTTGGACGGGGGCGCAAAATTCGAGTCGTTTTCTTTCAACTCGAAGGACAGCGAATTCCTCGAAAGCCGCAAGTTATCTAACCTAGACATCTGTCGCGTTTTCGGCGTGCCGCCATCCGTAGCCGGTATCACGGACAACTCGACATATAGCAATGTTGAGCAGGAATCGCGCGCACTTGTTACCCGCTGTCTGGCGCCGATGGCAAAGCGTATCGAGCAGGCCATGAATGTCGCGTTGCTCACGCCGGAGTCGCGCAAGTCGTTTTTTATCGAGCACGACTTGAATGGACTCACTCGCGGCGACCTTGCGCAGCGTTACGCCGCTTATGCAATCGGCAGAAACAACGGCTGGCTCAACGTCGACGAAATCAGGAAGATGGAAAACATGTCGAAAGTTAAGGGCGGCGACACATACGTTGTTCCTCTCAACGTGACTGCCCTTGATGCAGCCAACGATAACAAAAACAAAATCGAGGACGCCGCATGACAACGGCCGGCGAACTCCGCGAGGAAATCGAGCTGAAGGCACTCGTCACAGTCAGTGACGGTGCTGGCGGCAATACGCAATCTTGGGAAGTTGTCGCAACGAGTCCGGCCCGCATTCGTGTTTTGCGTGCCGGTGAAACGGTGATGGCAGGCCGGTTAGCATCGTCGCAAACGCTTGTCGTCACGATACGCAATCAGCCCGCCGTGGCCGACGCGGCGACAACCTGGAAACTTCGGAATACCCGCACGGACAAAACTTATGAAATCAAAAGCATCACGCCCGATGAACGGGGCGCGTTTGTAGACATACTCTGCGAAACTGGAGTCATATAAAATGAAGGTGGAAGTTAAAGGCATGAATCTTTGCAGTGCGTATAGCTCGAAGTCCGGTTTCGACGTGCTTTGCACGGCTGATATTGGGCTGCCCGAACTGCAGATTACTTTCCATAACGTTGCACTAAGCTGGAGCGCGGAGCGTGGCTTCAAGGCGTTGCCCGCGAAATTCAAGGCAGTCGCCTCGCGTGCAGTTTCGTGGCGGCAGGATGGCCCGGCCGCTACTGCGATGGCAGAGGCAATCGTCGCCATGTACGAAAAAATGGGCGGCACGTTGCCGGATACAGCCGCGAAGGTGCATGAGCGCGCAGACGATTACGATGCTGCGGTAAGGGCGAACCAGAAAGCCGAAGACGCCAAGCCGAGGCCGGTGCCGGTGCGCAGCGTGGAAGAAATCGACGCCACCATGGCGGTGACTGAGATGGGCTTGTCGCGCGGGTTGGAGCGGACTTTGGGGATTGCCTCTTGAAATCCAGCAGCGCGTCACCATTTGCGGCAATGGCGCGCCGCTCGGGCCTATCGAGGGCAATCGTTTAACACCAGCGGAGCGCGCCATGCCCCCCGAACGCACCGACGTGCCAGCCGCAAGGCCGGTATATGAATACGCCCCCCGCGGTTTACGCCGCGCCGAGGCGGCTCGATATCTTGGGATATCGCCTAGTCACTTTGACAACCAACGCTCCGTCGGGGCAATCCCGGCTCCCCATCAAATTCTAGGCGTTGTACTATGGGACAGGCGGGAGCTTGATTCCCTATTCGATGGCAAATTGCCGTCTGCCGCCAATGACAACGATTATTGGGAAAAAGCGTGCGGCAGCGCAAACCAAAATACGTGAATGAATATCTGGATAGACACGGGCATCCCCGCGTCTATCTGCGCAGGCCGGGTAAGCCGCAGCTTGCCCTGCCCGCGCCGCTATACACACCCGAGTTTTGGGCGGCGTACCGTGCAGCCATGTCTAGCGATGCACCAACGCCGGAAGTGAAGCGCATCAAGGCTGGCACCATTGCTGCCGCCGTCAAGGGCTGCGAGGGCACTCACGTTAAGGGCTACTATAACAGCACCCAATTCAGGGCGCTGGCCGAGACCACGAAAGCGGTTTACCGCGGCGTGTTGGACCGCCTTGTTGAAAAGCACGGCGACGGGCCGGTTGCTGGCCTTCAGGCAAAGTACATAAACAACCTGATAGACGAGATGGCCGACACACCTTCCGCCGCGAGCAATTTCCGCAAGCGTCTAAAGGCGGTAATGGATTACGCCGTCTCAGTCGGAATGCGCGCTGACAATCCGGTTATCATGGCCAAGAGGGTGAAACTCAAAACTACAGGCCATCGCACGTGGACGGAAGAGGATATCACCAAATTCCGCAAGCGTTGGAAGGTTGGCACGCCGCTACGGCTCGCCTTTGAGGTATTGTTGCATACCGGCTTGCGTCGCAGCGATGCCGTCCGCCTTAGCTGGAATCACCTGACGCAGGACGGGTTCGCTATCGCCACCAAAAAGAGCCAAGGCCATGTCGAGTTGTGCATTCCGGTGCACACCGACTTGGCCCGCTACATTGCCGACTGCCCGAAGGATGGCCCAGCCTTCATTGAAACCATGTATGGGAAGGCGCGCAGCGAGAAGGCGTTTTCGAGTTGGATTAGCGAAGCGGCGGCGGACGCCGGACTGCCGCCGAAGTCGTCACCGCACGGAGTCCGAAAGGCGGCATGTCGTCGTCTGGCCGAGACAGGATGCACCGCGCTCGAAATCATGGCGATTACCGGCCACACCGATATCAGGGAGATTGAGCGCTACTGCCGCGAGGCCGCCCGCAAGAAACTGGCCGTTACCGCGATGGCTAAACTTGAAGGCGGTTTTGATGCCAGATTGCCTAACCCACCCGAAGAGTTAGGCAAAAGTGCTGATAACCCATTGAAATCATTGACGACAAAGCCAGCATGGCGATCCCAGCAGGATTCGAACCTGCAACCCGCGGAGTAG